CTGTAGAACCTGTCGCGTTTGAACCACTGGCGTTGTATGTCTCAAGCGGACTAGCCATTAGATGAACCCTGGGTTAGATTTTGTAGGAGTTGGCGCGTATCTATTGGCAAGTTCTCCAACCTGACCAACAATCTGTGCGCCACCAGAAAGAAGTGACCCAGTTGCCTCACTATTTCCTCGAGAAATGGCTGTCTGACCATAAAAAGTCTGAAGTTTAGCTTCATTCCTGTACTTGTTTGCCTCAACAGCGCCTTGATACTCACGATTCATGGCATCAAGTTCACCTTGCAGCAAACTGTCGTATTGGATGTCCTCAAAGGAGCCACCTCCAGCCAGCAAACCTAGGCCAGCCGCTGAAGCTCTTTGTTTTCCTAAGGTCTGGTTGTACCTGCGACGAATTCTTTCAGTGTCTGCTTTAGCTTGTTGCTCAGCAGCAATAGCGTTGTTGTTGGCAACTTGGGCATTGTAATCGTAAGCCTGTTTTTGGGCCTTGGCATTTTGTTGCGCAGCCTGGGCTTGCGTAACCATGCCAACAGCAGTAAGACCAACGCCAGCAATGGCTGATACAGCTGAGACAACACCAACAATTACTGGGATAAATGCCATATACTAGTAGGGGTAAATCTTAGCGTACCTGTAGTAGGTTCGTTTATCAGGGCCATAACAATAAAGAGGTCCTTCTTGCATAAAACCTAGACGTTTAGCCCAGCGATGCCCAGTGATAAAGTCACGAAGCACGGCTGTTTGAACTCGATGAAACTTATACTCTTGAACAATTCGATCAAGATAAGCGAGAACATTCTTGTGTAAATAAAGAGGATGATGCTCGTTAGTAGAAGGCGGTACCAAAACCCAGGCTTCACCAACTCCCTTCCAGAGGGGCATGATGCCTGCCGCGCCCAGTACGGACCCGTCTGAGCCGACTGAGCAAAATGCGGTGTTTGGATATTGTGACATTGCTTTGACATAAGTTTCTGAGTCCGTATCTATCTCAAAACCCTGTAAGTCTTTACGCAATTTTTCACAGGCTTCGGCGTTAAATGGGATAATTTCATAGGTTACTTTTGTCATGAATATACTACGCTCTCGGGCATAATAGATAACACAGTTAAAGGATAAGGTAAATCTTGAACTATCCAAAAAGATCTATCAGTAGTATATGATTGGTTAAGCGAAATAGACTTATCACCCGTGTACAACGGCGGCGAAGAGTCCATTGGATCGCCGGCTTGTCTAAACTCTTTACGGTCAAGGTTAGTCTCTGATTCACCGGCTTGGAAACCTAGGCTGTTTAAAAGCCGTAAAGTTACCGAGCTTATCCTAGATTGTTTACCCTGTGCCGTACCAGCCTGGCCGCCACCTTCAAGCGGCAAAGTTTGAATTGTCGAGGTGTAAGGTAAACCAACTATTACATTTGTTGCCGCTCTTGACAAAGTAATCTGACCAGACCCATTAACAACAGCTGTACTCCGATTTGCTCCATTTGCTACAACCACGACAGTTTGTCCAATCAAGTGCGTTAATCCTGTGATGTTTGTAGTGGAGGCTCCTGAGTATTTTAAGCCTGAATCTACAAACCACATGTTATTTTTATCTAGCGAGTTTACAGGGGCAAAGGCATCAGTTACAACTTCTATATACCGCTTGGTACTGCCATTTATGGTTCTTTTAATAATGACATACAAGGAATCTGAAGTAGCGCCTACATTTGGAATACAAGCAACTGATTCGCAAACAGCAATGCCGCCATTAAACGCCCCACCAAACTCGTGCTGATGAAAGCCAATCACCTCTTGTTCTTTTAGGTAGGTCATGCCAAGCAATCTACCTGATTGCATTGCAATCCAATAAATGCTGTCTGGTTCTGATTGAAAGGTGTTGTCGACGGTGTAGTTATTCTCGGTAAAAAGATGCTCGCTTAGAATTGAGACGTCTTTGGCAATGTAAGCATCAACGTCGAAGTTGTACTGTAGTTCTCGGATCTTACGTCCTGAACGTTGCACAAACAAGGCAGACGTACCTACCCGTCTAACAGGTACTGCGTCTGAGCCGTAGGTTGTTTGCTGCAGCACTTGGATGTTTGTAGGTGAAAGTGGGTCAGACGTAGAGGCCTGCTTAGCAATCCACTCGGCACCAGCAGTACCAATTACAAGATTTGAAGTAGCGTCAAGCCACCTAATGGCATTGACCTTGTTTGAGGCAATTGTGTATGTTATAGCGTTATCATCATTAACGGTGCTGTCCGTTGTTGGATAGTCACCACCCGGCACTCCGCTTGGGATAAAGTTCTCATAATCACCGGAACAACTCATCCAAAGGGTCTGTGGCTGATTTGCGGTGTTTGCGAACACTAGACGTTCTTGAAAGAATGTAACACAAGCTGGCCAGCCAGTACTTGTACTCCAAGCGCCAAAGCGCCAATTCTTGGTTGCTGAAACTGTGTGCAAGGTGCCTACAACTGTTGCTGTTACTACTGTTGCGCTAGTAAACGCCGTTATTTTAACATAACCGTTTTTGCTGCTAAACTCAAATCGCATAAAACGACCAACGTCCGTTGAGGCAAACAGAGCAGCGCTTGCTGTAAGTGTAATAGTGCCAGAGCTCGCACTTGGTGTTACTGTGGTTGTAGTCTTATTGACTGAAAGATACGGGCCGTCTAAAAACGTAATGTCTGTAAGCGTCCAAACAAGCGCACTAGTCCTAGATAGCTTTCTTGGCGGGTGACTTGGGTGAACAAGATAAAGAATATCTGCGCTTTGTGTAAATCCAATGTCAAACAGCTGCGCTTCAGTATATGTGGTAACTACCTCAACAGGTGAACCACCACTTGTTAGGATTCCCTCATCCTTAAAGATTCGAATGTAGTTGTGGCCAAATTCCAGAATGTAGGCTTGAATTGTACTGAACTCAAAAGGGATAAGTCTTGTTACTTTTGTGCTATCCTTAACCTCCCTAATAAACTTAGTGCCCGTACGTCTAGCCGCGCCACCTTGTGGGAACACCACAAAGTTTTTTAACTTAGCCGCGCCGTTGTTATAACGGTTTACGTCTACACGGCCCTTTAACCTGGGGCTTAATTCCCCAGAGGTAAAGTTTGTTTGGATCGGGTTATTACGCACCGGTGTCGATTGTGTTTTGTGAACGCAATCCACCACCAGGATATGTATATCGAGACTCTAGGAATAGGTTGGCTTCGAGTTCCTGTGCTGGGTTTTCTTTTGCGTCTACTGATTTTGCCTGACGTAACTTCTGTTCGTAAAGGGAATACAGTTGCTCTTGAATTGAACCTGTTTGAATAAGCGCATAGGAAATATCGTAAGCCAGGTAACAGCTTATTACCTCAGAACAAAGAGGTTCAATAAGCACTGGGTTAGTAACGCGGTAAATGTAGACAAGCTCGAGGTTATCTACATTAGCCAAGATAAGACCGTTCTCAGAACGGTAATCCTCAGTCTCAGGTCTAACTCTTAGGATCCTAAGACAATCGGTAGGAAGTGTAAATCGGTAATCATACTCAAACTCAGGTGACGTGCTCTGCGGTGAAAGCACTACGCGTTTTGTAGCAAAGTTCCAAGGGTGCATTCGCAAGATAAGGTCACGAATCTCATAAATACGAGCAGCGCAAAGACGCGCTTCTTTTGTGTCCTCTTCTAAAGAGGTAATCAGCTGTGCCCCTAGTTTTGTAAGGGCGCTATTTGCGATAGCGACGAAACTGTCGGCCATATTAGTAATGGAAGGTGGGACCTGGGTTTAACCAGGCCCCACCCCCATATAATTTAGTCGATCACGTATTCAAAGTAACCAAGGATCGAAGTGCCAGCAGTCCAGGTGGCGCCGCCAGGGGTGGCGACAATCACCGTGATTGCAGTCAGTTCATCTCCAAGGTTCAGCGCGACCGTGTTAGCAAGGTCAGCAGCACCAGCAGACGCACCAACGGCAGTCGAGCCAAGGTAGCGAGTGGCGCTAGCGGACGTACCAACAGAGATGGTCGTGCTAGCAGCATTAGCCGCCCAAGCAATACGACCACCAACAATACGCGCGCCTTTAGGCAGCGTGGTGAGGTTGATCGTGTCGCCGGAAGAGGCAAACGCCGAGGTTGTTACGGAGAAGTAAGCAACACGCTGACGACCATTGAGCTCATTGGGTTTAACCAATGCGGCAGGGGTCGCAGTGTAGTTAGCATACTGGCTGGATGAATAGGTTGCCATGTTAGTGTCCTCCTAATTAGGCAGTCTCATCGCACTGCACCTTCAGCACTTTTTCTTCCCACATACGAGAAGAGCCGAACGATGCGGATACGTAGATCTGCACAGAGTTGCGTTTATCGCGACGAGGACCCACGTCAACGTTGATGTCCTGGGCAACAGCGAGGCAGAGGCCCTGCTGAGCGAAGAACAAGCAATCGCGAATGTTACCAGCCTTGGGGAGCAATTCCGTGCGAACGAAATTGAAGCCCATGAACGTGTTAACTTCGCCGTTGACAAGCGCCTTGACGGTGTTATAGTCAGCGTTCGTAACTTCAGTGGTCCTCAAGAGGGACTGAATTTGCGAGGCGGTGACAACTGCGTAGAGAGCTTCACCATCCATGGCAGCTTCGTTGCTGTCAAAGAGGAAACGCGCTCTGCGCAGTTTAGCAATGGTCAGGTTGCTTGCAGCAGCAGCACCAGTCTCAACATACGTATTACCAATCGTTTGATTGGCGTTAAACGCTACAGTTGAGGAACCAGTTTTGCCGGTGTAGGCCGTGCCGAACGCCGCGTCAATGATCACCTGGTCAACTTTACGTCCGAGGGCGTAAGCTGCGTTAACGGTGTATGGCGAGGTGGGGTCAGCCAGCATTTTGAGCTTATCTTGCCGATCAATTAAATCAGCCCAATCATAATCGCGAAGGCTGATACGCCGACGATCATGAGTGGTTTCAACAAGCGGGGTGTCGCTATGACGGTTTAGTATCTCGACTGCATCGGTTGGTCCGATACGATCGTAGAAGTCAAATTCAGAGTTTTGAGATTCCTGACGGACCAAGGGGCGCAGCCGGGAACCCATTTGCTGAAACTGGACTTCAATGTTGCTTTTGTACGTTTGTACAAATGCTTTATCAATTTGGAATGACATTGTAGTCTCCTTTGTTAAGTTTCGTTGTTTGGTTCGGTAAGTTGCCCGTATCCGGACTTAGCCTTGCGAAAGCGCTCGCCAGCGATTAGGCTTTCCTAATGGTCAACCAGGCCCTTGCGGGTTGTCTGATACATAAAGACTACGCCAGTCTTGTATGCTTGTAAACTACTTTTTTATTCCTCGGCTGGGAAGGCCGCCGCATGAAGCTGCTGCCACTTCTTAGAAGCCTCACGATGACCGACACCACTCTTGTTTGTCAGAAGTTGGATGAACTCCTTATCTTGACGAAGCTGACTTAGCTCGGCTTGAGCTTGCATTGGGGTAATACCACCAATGCCGTTGTTACCACCAACGTCGGCAGAAGACTC